TCTTCGTGATGTAATGACAAAGTATCGTAACAAAATGGTTTATGATGCACAGACAGGTGAACTTCGTGATGATAGAAAACACATGTCGATGTTAGAGGATTTTTGGTTACCAAGACGCGAAGGTGGCAAAGGAACTGAAATCACAACATTACCCGCTGGTCAAAATTTAGGACAAATGGACGATGTTCTGTATTTTCAGAAAAAGCTGCTGCAATCATTGAACGTTCCTATTTCAAGATTAGACCAACAATCAGGCGGTGGTGGTATGATTGGTCTAGGCAGAACTACCGAAGTTACCCGCGATGAATTACGTTTCAACAAATTCGTAAACAAACTCCGTAACAAATTCTCACAGATTTTTGATATCGCAATGGGCACACAATTGGCAATGAAAGGTGTTTGTTCTATCGAAGAATGGAATGAATTTAAAGAATACATATATTATGACTACAAAAAAGATAATAATTTTACAGAATTAAAAGAAGCTGAATTATTACAACAGAGAATACAACTTGTTGCGCTGATGGAACCATATGTGGGTAAGTATTACTCACAAGAATGGATAAAGAAAAATGTATTGCGTCAATCAGATGAAGAAATTGTCGAAATGCAAAAACAGATTGATTCAGAACCACCTCCTGTAGAAACAGGTCCTGATGGACAACCAATACAGGATGACACTCAACAGCCAGAAGCAACACCTGAGGAATATCCTCCTGTTGATAATGTTTCTGATAATGATTCAACAGAATCAGCAACACCTGAATTAGATAAAAAAGTTGAAATTCTTTCAAAACTTATAAATAAGAAATAAGGAGATATAATGGACGCCATAAGAAATTTTATTGACTATGTTGGACAAGGTGACAATATTGCTGCAAAAGCATCTATCGAAGAATTGCTTTCAGCAAAGGCATTTGAAGCACTTGATACCAGAAAACACGAATTAGCATCAACATTGTTTACAGGTAGTGAAACCAATACAGAAAATACCGATACCGAATAATGAAAACGCTACACAATTTTAAAAATATCGTTGAGGAAGAAAAATCAGATTATTCTAAATTTGATGCACTCGTTCGTGCTGGTTTAGCTAACAAAGCACAGTTACAGCGAATACACAAAATTTTGGATAAGATGGGTGAAGACCGTCCGGTTTTCAATAACGCTGATAGAATGATTCTTCAAAATCTTTTCAATAAGATGGTAGACTTGCTTTCAAATAACAAACAAATCTTCCAACAGACTCGTCGTGCTGTTCAAGAAGAAATTATTGAAGAAGGTATAAAAGATACCGCTGACTATAAAATTTCTCCATCAGGTAGAAAAGTAAAAGCACATCATATTAAAATTGGTGAAGATATTGAACAGATAGAAGAAATTAGCGAACCAGTTAGGGATGAACCACCTTTCACACTATTACTAAAGAGAAAGTCTATTCGTCAATTTCCTGGCGACACTTACATTGCTCTCTATTATAGCGATAAGTTAAAGAAACATTTTACAATACCATTTTCAAAAGATAGAGATATTGATTCGTCAATACAAGCCGAAGAGGCACAATTAGAAGAAGCGGTAATGGACCAGTTACATAAGATTGTTGCAAACAAACAAGCACAATCTGTTAAGTTTGGAAACGGTAAAACAAGAAAAGTTGATGGCTATACTGCATCAGCATTGACACAAGTGCATAGTGCATTGAATGATGATAACAAGAAAAAGTTTGCAGATATGATTCATAAGAGTCCTGAACACTTTGCAAAAGCATCTGAATTTGCATTCAAACACGTAAAATGAATCTAATAGAACTAATAGTCAAAGAAAATTTGATAGAGGCAAAAGAGTTAATATATGAAAAGCTAAATAGTATAGCTGCCAAATTAATTGAGCAACAAAAGAGATGTGTTGCCGAAGATTCATTTGAACCGATAGATGAAGCATCTTCAAACATCATCAAGATGGGTAGAATTAGAAAGATTAGAAGGCGCATTAGAAGAAACAAAAAGGGTAAGATTGTTGTTCAGAAAAACGTAAAGAGGTCTGCTGTAAAGGGATATAGAGTTTCTGGTAACACGATTAAAAGAATTCCTGCAATACAGAGAATGCAGAAAACACGAAAATTAAAACGATATTGGAAAACAAAAGGTCGCGCAAAACTAAAAAGAACATTAATGAGAAGAACAATGTCAATGCGCCGCCGCAAATCAATGGGAATAAAGTAAAATGCCATATGAAATCTTAAATTCTATCCGCTCAAAGTCTGTTATTCGCTTAACAGGAAATACAGCTACACGTATTAACTTAGCATCGTTATCTACAAACACATCTCTTGAGACTGTAACAAGTGCGACTATAGCGACTGTTATTTCTTCATCAGATGGATTCTGGAAAATATACAGGGGTAATGATGCAACAGGTAATCTAGTTCTTGATTTACAAGGCGGTAATTACCTACCATTTACACAAAGCGATATCGCAATTGCAAATGGTGCATCATCAAACATCTATGTAACAAACAGTGGTACTGGTGGAACATTAATTATACAATTGACAAAAACAGCAACCTATTCAACAAACTTAGACGTATAATAAAATGAAACTAATCAGAGAAAACATCGAAACGGTAAAATACCTTTCTGAGTCCAATGAACAGGGTAAAAAATCTTTGTTCATTGAAGGAAGATTTTTGGTTGCAAATGAGCCAAATAAGAATAGACGAATCTATAGAGTTGATACTCTAAAGAGAGAGGTTGAACGTTATAACGAAGAATACATCAAAACAAATCGTGCTTTAGGTGAACTTGGACATCCAGATACACCTACTATAAATCTGGAAAGAGTTTCACATAAGATTATTAAACTGGAACAAGACGGTAATGTTTTCATGGGTAAAGCAATGATTTTAGATACTCCATATGGAAACATTGTCAAGAATTTCATTGATTCTGGTGTAAGTGTTGGTGTTTCATCACGTGGATTAGGTTCTCTAGTACCTAATGATGAAGGTATCAATGTTGTTCAGGATGATTTCAGATTGGCAACCGCTGCTGATATAGTTGCAGACCCTTCTGCACCAGGAGCATTTGTAAATGGTATCATGGAAGGTAAAGAGTGGCTATTTGTTGAAGGTCGTTTCGTAGAGAGCGACATTGATTACAGTAAAAAACAAATTAAAAGAGCCTCAACAAAACAAATAGAAGAAGTTGCAATAAAATTATTTGAAAATTTTATATCAAAACTTTAATTATTATAAATAAATAAACAAAAGGAGATTTACTAATGGCAAAAAATAAACTTTTTGAGGCTGCAGCTGATATTCTTTCTGGTTCAAAAGGAAAGAACGCTATGCCTATGGAAAAATTGCCTGGGTCAGAGGCAGTTGATTTAGGTGGTCCAACACCACAAAATTCAAAACCAACAGATGATTCTGAGAAAATTGATGCTACTAAAACTGCTAAGTCAGCAACAGCACCAACAAACAAACCATCTGATGCTTCACCAGATACACAGAACAAAGTAAAGAGTGAAGAAGCAGATTATTCTGATGAAGAAGTTGTTTCAGAGCAGGACGAACAAGACGAACAAACTGTTGATATCACCGAAGATATTAACGCTTTGTTTGCTGATGATTCAACAATCTCAGAAGAATTTAAACAAAAAGCAGCTACAATTTTTGAAGCAAGATTATTCGATAAAGTTACTCAGATTGAAGAACAAATCGAAGAACGTTATGCTTCAATGCTTGAGGAAGCTGTTGATACAATCAAGACAGACCTAACAGAAAAAGTAAACGATTATCTTTCATATGTTGTTGAACAATGGATGCAAGATAATGAAATCGCTATCGAAACTGGTCTACGTTCAGAATTGACTGAGGAATTCATTTCAGGTCTACGCAACCTATTTGCAGAACATTATATTGATGTTCCATCAGAAAAGGTTGATGTGGTCGAAGAACTTTCAAAAGAAGTTTCTGAGCTACAAACAAAGTTAAACGAAGAAATCGAGCGCAATGTTGAAACACGTAGCGCATTAATCGAAGCAATAAAACAACAAATTACCGTTGAAGCTACCGAAGGGTTAACAGCAACTCAAGTTGAAAAAATCAAATCACTCGCAGAGAGTGTTGAGTTCTCCACAGAGGAAGAATACAAACAAAAACTTGAGACAATCCGCGAAAACTACTTCCCAATGGATGTCAAAAAGACTGACGTTGAACAGCTTCATGAAAAGGTAGAGGACGGTACCAACACTGTCGTTAATGACTTCTATGTTGATGCCGTAACAAAAGCTATTTCTAAAACAAAACTATAACAAGGAGATATAAATGTATCTATCAGAACAACTACAAAAGAAGTGGGATTCAGTTCTTGAACACGAAGCCCTACCTTCAATTAAAGACCCATATCGTAAGGCCGTAACTGCTGTTATTCTTGAAAATCAAGCTCAAGAAATGATTAAAGCTGGTGGCATCCTTCAGGAAGCATCACCAACTAACTCAGCAGGTACAGGTGGTTTCAGTGGCGGTTCCGCAGCACAAGGTCCTGTTGCAGGTTTCGACCCAATCCTTATCAGCTTAGTTCGCCGTTCATTGCCTAACCTAATCGCTTATGACATTTGCGGTGTTCAGCCAATGACTGGTCCAACTGGTTTGATTTTCGCAATGCGTTCAATGTATGCCACAGAGCGTAACGTTGCTGCTTCTGGCGTAGAGGCATTCTACAATGAAGCTAATACTGCACACTCAGGTACTGGTTCACAGACTGATATTTCTCTTGCTGCTAACACAGCATTGGGTAATCAGAACGTATTTGCTTCAACCGTTACAAACGGCGTTGCAATGGCAACAGGTACGGCTGAAGGTCTAGTGCCTCTTGAAATGGG